GGTAAGAATGGTAGGCTAGATGGACATACATCAGATGCAGTAATATCTTTGTGGATGTGTGAGTTAGCGATACAAGATATTGATAAACGTGGAATCCGTGTTACAAGCTGGGATAACTTCTAGTTTCTATATGCTTTCGGGATTTCTAGAATGCCTAGAAATTGCATAATTTTTTAGGATTCGTGCTTAAATTATTAACCCAACGCTTATATAACCCTAACAAACTATAGTATTGTTGCTTAGGCAACTTGGTTGGAAACAACCAGCTAACAGGTGGCGACACCTAAGACGGCTGGCTTCTTACCAGAAACGCCCCCGAAACGAAATAATGGCTTAGTTCCCGAAGGTTCGCAAGAACAGACGTGACGATGACTAACATAACATAAGCGAGTTAGCTGCTACACTTCCAGAAGGCGTAGTTTCCACTGGTTAGGTCAGAAGTAGTTTCAAAAGATACAAACTGGAGTAGGTGTCTGGGCGTTGACATTCGCAAAACCGTAGCGTTGAGGGCATCAATCTTTGGATTGGTGTCACTCCTGTCGTCGTCTGGTCTGAGTCAGGTATAAGACGGCCTTAGTGAGTTGGAGCTGTTGCGACAGTCCGTAACCAACGTGAATGCAGATATGAAAAAGCAGAATCAAAACTGCTTGGACTCCATAAGTTCAAGACACGCTTGAGCATCGGTGAGAACTTATGACCCGTATCGTTAAAACTAAAGGACAGCATTCGTGATCTATAATAGGCAGACGTGGGTTCGAATCCCACAATCGGTAGCAGGATGGGCGTGAAACTGCCTCGTTAACCTACGAAGACTGGGAAAGAGTCTGTTTATTAGTTTGTAGCTAATAATTCCTCACAGGCGAAGGTCGGGTAGGAGAGGTTCTTTGAGATGACTACAAATCAAGTGGAAGGCAACCCAGAAAGCTACGGTGAATTACAGTCATACGCAAACGGTTCTCTTAGCGACCAGTCGCCAGAGAGATTAAATTTGAAAATGCAAGATTCGAAACCTTGTAGTAAACCACCCTTTGGGTAACTTAAAGACGTCAATGCTTTCTAAGAGTAGCTATCTTAGTCACAGAAGCCGTTTGCTTGACAACATTATTAGGTAGGTAACTTATGAATAAAGGAAACACTTTAACAAAAGACGAATGGAAAGCATGCATAGAATGTAACGACCCAATAGGAAAACATAGTAATATGAGTGAAGATAAAGAGCGTTGCAAACATTGTTACAATAAATTAAAGTACGGAGTATCTGACATCAACAACTGTTTTCAAGGGTCAGTTATTACGCTAGATTAATGAAGCGACACAAAGCAGGACATGATGAACATACAACACTTTGTGGATATAGATGTACAAAACAGGAATACAGGATCATGAAAAATAGACATATTAGTTTTGTAAACTGTAAAAAATGTTTGGAGATGACTAAATGAGGTGGAGATTCGATTGCTTTGTTTGCGGAGAGCGTTGGGAAGAAGAACACAGTCATTTAGAAAAATACCATTTTATGTTTAGCGAGGATCATAAAAAAGAAGGTAGGCCAGTTGTAGATTGTTACAAATGCAAACTAGAATCTATCTATACACCGATAGTAGGAGATATGGTTGGAAATCGTTCTTGAAATAATTACAGGATTTCTAATGGCAGTTTTGATTACGATGGTAGCCTGGGCAATATACTCACTTGTAACTCTGAAAAGGTTGTAGTTATATATGCTTTCGGAATCTGAAATACCTCTAGAAAAAACAGACCTAAGCACAAAACACAGGGTAAACGCTTATATAACCCCTATCCACTAATATAGTATGAGCAAAAATAACTCAACAATCAAAACACAAAAAATATGCAAAAAACACAACTCAACTCACATTGAGTATTTCAAAACGTGTAATCAAACAGGAGATCGAAAAAAGGTTTCTGTTTGCACATGGTGTTATGCGGAGAATATGTAAATGGCAGTAATAGATACTTCAATACTTAGTGGCAGGGAATATTACTTTGGTCACTATCTACGAGATTACATGAATGTCATGATTGACAATAACATTTACGATAGTGCTATCGAGCTTAACAAAGGTGTTAAAATATATTTAACAAAAACTACTACTGAAGTTAATAACAGAGGAGTTTGCTATGATAATATTAGACTTTATGCTGGTAGAGGCAATAACTTTACAGTCAAAGAAAGTACGAGAAAAATTAATTGGGTAGAAACTGACAAGCTAGGAATATACAAACCTAAATGGAGGCAATAAATGGGTAAGACAACAGTAATCAGATTTATACCAGATGACAAAGCATTTGCAAAAGCTTATGCTGAATTTATCAAACGCAAAAAAGAGAGAGGTGAAGAATGCAGTTAATCTTATATCGTTGCGATGAATGCTATAGTCCCAAGATCCGTATGGAATCAGGATGGAGATGTTTAGTATGCGAAGATTAGAACCAATAACAATTAAGTTAGCCAAAGTAAATCGTGAAGATAACTTTGTAACTTCCACAAGACAGTGGATCAAAGAAGTAAGAGAGGACATAAAAAGTGGGTTTGACAAAGAAGTTGAATAAAGTAGAAGACCTGGTAATGCGTCATTTAAAAGAGCATGACGTTTGCAGAGACAATACTAAATTTTTGTATTACTCAGTTCTTCAAGAGTTTTACAGAGCTACTAGTCCTAAAGGTAGGCAATGTGAAGAAGACAAGTTCTTATCAGATTTGTATGACCTTTTACATTATGCACCTTGTGATGAGTCAATTCAAAGATCCAGAAGAAGGATTCAAAATAAGTTAAAAATGCACCAATCATCTAAGGCAGTTCAAGAGATGAGAAAAAAGGCTGAAGATACATACTATACCTGGTCTGTTGAAGACTGAATAAATATATAAAGGGCAGTGGGCATAGTCAATACCGATGACAAGCTACGGGCCTAAAATTATCCATGAGAAAACTTTCAACTTCCAAAGTACAGAGGGCTTGTCATCATAATGGCTCGACTCGAACTTAAGGGCATTGACAACCGAGTTCGAGAAGATGTAAAAGTACTTGCAAAAACACATGGAGTCACAGTTGCTAAATTTTTAGAACCAGCGATTAAGAATTACATTTATCAAGCCGATAATAGAGAAAGGCTTATTAGAGCAAAGAGGTCTGACCCAGACTGGTAGCATGGGATTTTTAGACAGATTTAGGAGCAAGCCCAAACAAACATCTAATCTACAAACATTCTTAGATGGTAATTTAGAGAAGGAAGCCAGGACACCAGTTTACGATATGGCTCCTGCTATGGGAAGCACAGGGCCTATGCGTATAGATCCAATATACAACTTACATCATTTAGAAGATTTAGCTATAAATTACTCTCATCTTCAAACGGTAATCAATCGTATTGCTTCGCAAACAATCGCTAAAGGTTACAGACTAGAACAGACTGTAGAGAATCCTAGTGAAGACCAGAAGGCACTTCTTGAGCATTTGTTGAAAGACCCAAGCAACGGAGACAGTGATATTACTGGTGAAGAATTTTGTAAAGCATTGATTAGACAGCTTGAAGTCTTTGATGATGCATGGATTTCTATAGTTTACGATTATGTCAAAGATGATTCGGGTAGAATTTTAGGTAAGAAAGTATCTCAGTTATGGGTTGAAGATTCCAAACAAATGCGATACAATACAGATAGATTTGGTAGATTCCAAACAGAAAACAAATTTTGCCCTACTTGTAGAGGAACGAGAAGTGGGTCTGCTTGTTCTGAATGTGGTACAAAACTAGAATTAATTGCATATACATTTGAAGATGTAGAAGGAGATATACCGTTTGCTAGAGATGAAGTAATACATTTTAACAAGTATAGTTCTACAGCTAGATTGTATGGACAATCGCCAATAGTTGGATTGATGAAAAAGATAGAAACTGCATTGGCAATAGAAAACTATCAAAACAAATTATTTAGATTAGAAAGACCACCAAAAGGATTTTTAGATATTCCAAACCTGGATGAAACTGCTCTTAACAGATTAGGAGAATACATTGCTGAAGAAACCAGACGCAATCCTAACTTTGTCCCAATTATATCATCAGGTGAAGGACAATCAGGAGCTAAGTTTGTTACAATCATGCCAAGTCAGGGAGAAGCAGGTATGATCCCTTATATGGAAAAAGTAAATCAAGATATTAATTCAGCTTATGGAATTATGCCATTGGCAGTTGGCGATGTATCTGGAGTTGGCGGACTAAATGCAGAAGGCGAACAATTGTCTATGATGGACAGAACAATAACAGAAACACAGAACATTTTAGTAAAAGGTTTTTTTGAACCATTGTTAGAAATTCTTAAGATTACAGATTGGGAAATAGTGTTCAATGACATAGATGAACGTAACGAACAAATGCATTTGACAAATCTAAGAACTAAAGCAGATGTTATTGCTGCATTTCAAGGAGTAGGAATTACTGTAGATTTAGATGAAGAAGGAGAGCTAATATTACCAGAAACAGACTCAAGAAGTTTGCCAACGTCTCAGGCGGAAGAGGAGCAAAAAGAACAAGCAGACTTGTATCGGCCTTAGATAGAAACCTTGCAGTTACTATCAAACGAGAAGTAAACAGACTTAGGTCTGCAAAATCTTACTCAGAGCTTAATGAAAGACTACCAAATGTAATGATTGCACTGATTCAAGATCTTAAAAGTCTAGTAAATGACGAGATGAAATCTGCATATTTGCATGGATTTAAAACGGCTGCTGATGAAGATAGAGTTAAAGTCATAGAAAAGCAAGACAAATATTCACATATTAATTTTAAGCCTACAAAAGCTATGGCAGATGAAGCTGCTAAAGGTTTAGAATATCGAAGAGAGTTTGGCAGAGGCGGTACAGAAGTAGGAGTAGCAAGAGCTAGGGACATAAAAAACAGGGTAAACCTGTCACCAAGAACTGTTAAACGCATGAAAGCATTTTTTGACAGGCATGCAGTAGATAGACAAGCAGAAAATTGGGGTAATCCAAATAATCCAAGTGCTGGTTATGTTGCACATTTACTTTGGGGTGGAGACGCAGGATACTCTTGGGCAAGAGCTAGAGTTAGGCAAGTAAACGCTGCTGATAAGAAAAAGTCAGTAAGTAAACAAGACAGGTTTAAGATAGATTTTGACCAAGTAGATGAAGATGCGATAAGAGCATTGCAGTCAGATCAAGTGCAGACAAATAATTACAATGAGTTGTCTACGGTATTATCTACAAAATTAAATCAAGTAGTTGCAGAATCGATAGTTGAAGGTCGTAGTATTCCTAATACTGTAGCAGAAATGCAGAGAGTAATCAATCAAGAGACTTACAAATTAACTAGAATAGCTAGAACTGAGATGATTAACATTACTAATGAAGGCAGACTTGCGTCTTATAAAAAACAAGAAAAGCTTCG